CTAACTGGTAAGCCCATAGGGCTCCAATGTGGTGCCCGGATGGGTTCCCGCCTTGGGGTACTGGCTCCGGGTGGTTTAGATGATGAAGTTACGTAGAAAACCTTCTATGAAACTTGATCGCTCCGTGCGAGCCCCTTGGGACACAACACGGAGAGGCGCGGGGGATATTATCCTCCCCGCCCTAAGATAAGAAGTATGATCGTGATCAGCTTCTGTTCTTTCGGCATCCGTCCTGATCTCTTTGGATCGGTACGGGTTGATCGGTATCAGGCCCTCGGCAAGGAGCCTGATATCTTCGGGATTCCTCTCTCCAGTGACCTGGTAGGGAGGATTCGAGCCCATACTGAATGATTTTACACTCAGTAAGGAATCATCTCGGAATCGTTTAGGTATAAATCCTACTTCGATTACGCTCATTCGTCCTTGTACTTTCTTTTCATAAAGTACATGTACGCCCGGCATAGGAAACGGAACTCGTTTCCTACTAGGGTTCGGTGATGGGCTTTGAATTCTTTGAAGCGCATCCCCGTATTCCAACGATAACACTCGAGGGTTGGGTAGGACACGCGCCGGGATGGTGCGTACCTGCCTTGACCCTTCGGGCGTCATCAGAGGCCTCGTATCCTCTATGATTATTTCATCAGAGAGGACCGAGAAAGGCCCGGTGTCTACCTCAAGGGAGGTAGCCCGGAGCTCGTTGTCTAGGATCAATTCTTTATATGATCCTAGAGCTATATACCTTCCCATTTCTCTTATTGAGATATTGGTGAAGTGAAGAATGACTTTGGTGAGCGGGTCGCCCATCATCATTCCTCTTACTAATCTCACGTGACGAGTATGTTCGTCCATGAGAGAAGGTTCGCCTATATGGGAGAAGATTCCTTTCCCATTAAAGTGCACGATTCGTGGTGAAAAACAGGTCTTCACTACGATCTTTTGGAGTAGGAGGGGTATTCCACACCTCCCCATCCATTTCATTGCAATGATCTTACATACCGTATGATGCATTGCGTCAGTCGCCGTCACAAAATCTGTGCATTCGGCGAATATATCCTCATAAACTACTTCTCGTACGAATGAGGATGCTACTCCTGTATCAGTCTGCGACTTTTTACAGAAGGATTCATCTGAGTTTTGATAAAACTCATTGAATAGGTTCCATCCATGGGCATCTTTTCCCATGCCGGACTTACTTGTGTCCACCTTCGAAAGAGGGTAAGATACAATTTTGTTGATTACGTCCAAGACTAACTTGAGACATATCATACCTTTCGTAACGGTGCGGGCTTTACCTGGCTCCTTTACGACTGTGACGTATACCTGGGATATTTCCTCAGGTGACATCGATAATACTTCTTCTAGGGCTCTCCAGAAAATGTATTCTCCTGCTTCGGACCTTTCGAGAATTATATATTTCTCGAAGGCTCCAGTATAAAGGCTAATTACCCTAGCGGGATAGCCATTATTGGCTTCAGTCATTAGTTCGCTAATGGCTTGAAGTGATCCTCCTTCCTGTCGGGTCTTTTCCCAGCAGGCCGAGGCGGTAATTGTTATACGTGCCTTAGTGCTAAGACCCGTAAAAACGTAGTCTGGAACTTTCTTCATAGCAAGTTCCATTCCTACAGCAACCAGCTGGAACGCCTCGGGCGTTAACGGCTTTGGTTCGGACGAAATCAACGTTAAGAACTTTGATTTCGACTGGTAAACAACTAGGGGAGGGGGCGTTCCCATCCCTCTAGTTTGGGATAATATGGACCTTATAGACGTGGCCCATATATCCCCTTTAACTTCTAGTGCCTTCCGAAAGATCGGCACGAAGATTCTAAGCCAATGAGGGACTGATTCCTCATAGGCCTTTGTCTGTAAGTACTCATCCCTTCCGGATAAGGCGTACAGCTTGAAGTCTTTCCGAACTGTTTTAAGTTCAGAATACCTCGTTGTTATGGTGAGCACTTCTTTCTGAAGATTCCCATCATAGAACTCATCGTCTAACAGAACGGTGAGATACTTGAG